ACACGCATATGCATGTTGTCGATCAGATACTTCTGAACAACACGCCAGTGCTCACGGTCCTCAAGCAGTGACAGTCGTGAGCTGCTGTAGTTGGTGTCGCTGAAGTCGCGAGACAACGTCTCATACGAACAACCAAAGCCAGACGCAAAGCGACGAACTTTGTTTTTGACAAACATCTCAAACTGCTGATCTGGCGAGTCGATATCAGGAACTGACACAGATTCGCCGGGCGAAAGATACTTAAATGTTCCCGGCTCAAATTCACTTATGCGTTGACTATTTTCAACATCATCGGCGATAAGTTCGCCCTCATTGTTAGTGATAAAGCCCATGATGCTCGCGCCAGCACGAGCACGAATTACAGCCGCTTCTTCATAGCCCTGCAGCTGATGAGCGTCAGCCATGACGCTATGGAACCAAGGCACACCCCTGTTCTGACCTGGCCTCTCAGGCATGAACAGATGAATTACGTCGTCCGCAGGCAGGAAAACATGCTTCCTGTCAGGGACAGGATTGCCTTGGAAGAAAGTATCCCCAGGATGACGAGTAAGAATCGCGTACCGCACAGGGCGGCCCCACTCATCAACCTCAACTCCGTTGCGCCACTCGTTACCTTTTTTCTGTGTAGCGCCGTTGTATGACTCGTCCAGTAGATCGCTCTCAATCATCTGCAGTGCCAAAGGCACCTTGGACTCGCCAAAAGCACGCCGCACAATCCTGAACAGCGCCTCACCTGACTCGCACATCGCGCCAGCAGCAAGCCACTCAAAATCGTGGAAGCTGTACCGACCAGAACAGTCGCAAGCGTTAGGCCGCGTCCAGTAGGACCATTTCGCCTCAATTTCGTTGTTAATGCGGTTGTCCCGCTTGCTGCCACGCAGCTGCAGCACCTGAGATTGCAGCTTGATGCCGGTGCCGATCACATTGATCTGCGTTGTGCGCTTGGCTTGCCGTGCATAGGGGTTGTTCCGCACCATCTCGCGGGAACGATCCCGCAGCCTGCGCAGATTGCCTCTGATCTCAGCATCGGCGCTGGCTTGCGTCGACATCCAGTCGTTAGTCAGACGCGAAACCATCGCGCCGCTGTAGGCACGACGGAAAACTCGGGCAGGCTTGCCAAAGCCCAAGAAGTTCATGACGGTTGAACGAATACCCATGATCAGTTGAACCTCACGAACATGTTGCGTGGATTGCCAAGGCCGTTGGCAATCATTTCAGCCTGTTCTTCACGGTTCACTTCAGCCTTCAAGCGACCCTCAAGCTGGATTAAGTCAGGCAAGTCGTAACGCTTCAAGTTGCGGTTGCCGATCTTGTATTCCTGAACAGCACCACCAGCAATCAAAGTTCTGATTGCTGCTTGAACTGCCTCTAAGTCTTTTTTGGCTTGAGTTCGACCGTCGTAAGCAGCAGGTTGGCCCGTGTAGCTAAGAGACGGCTCGACTTCTAAAGACCCATATCCAAGCGTGATTTTCTCGCTGCTTTTGGTGGCAATCGCCTGCCAATACCAATTACCAGCATCAAATCCAGCTGAATCAGTGGCGGAAATCGTAAATTCCCAGCCAGTTCCAAATGCCGTGCCGACGACAGTGTGGCCTTCGTGAGTGTGGTTAAACCTCAGGTAATAAGTGAGAGTCCACTCGTCACTTTTGATTTCGTTGCCGAAAACATCCGTCGAAGAGTCATCTCTCCATTTGACGGTGTCAGCTTTGGACGAAATTACGGCGATTAGGCCGTTTTTGCTGTCTTGATCCTAGCTGAGACGGCTTATTAGGCTCATTACGCCGTTCAAACTGATCCCAAATGCTCCGGCGATCAAATTTCTGATACATCCGGTGTAAAGCGGCATACGCATAGACCATTTCGTCCAACGCCTCGTTTGGACTTTGACTTTTTTTGACCCAAACTCGCTCAGGGAAGCCATTGCGATACCTAAGCACCTGTCGTTCTGCAGTTAGCTCTTGGAAGTAGTCAGGACCAACAGTTGGGTAGAAGTGGAGGTATCCAGGGCCAGGGTCATTGTGTTTCAGGCGCCCGAACAACAATGACTTCACTCCATCAACGCCGACAGGGAACAATTGAGCACCATTTTTCATCGCTCGACCCTTGAAGTTGATGTCAACCTTGCTTGCCTTGCCCAAAGGCGGCTTGCCTTTCTGGCCCATGCCCTTAATGGCAATCACGCCCATTGCTGCACGCTCTCGCGCATAGCCATACACCTCTTGTGTGTGGTGACCACCAGAGTCAATGCAGAACCACTCGATCAACCAAATAAGCCTCTTCATCTCTGGCCCATCCCCACACCGACAAACTCAATCTGTCGTCCTGACAGTCACACCCACACGTCAGCAACAAAACTTCTGCCGGTGGTGATGCCTGCTTGTATTTCTCTTCAGCAGCACGCTGCAGCAACGACTCGCCACTGATCTTGCTCGCGTACTCGTCCTCCCAGACCTCGCCAAGAATCGTGTTGACCCATGTCTTCAGCTGCTCGGCATCATGCTTTGCATCTAAAAACTCCTCAACCAGATTCGACCACGCTGCATTCGGGCTGTAGCTGTATGCCGCCCAGATATGAAAGCCAGCGTGCTTGCCATTGAAAGGACCAGTTGCACGCCACTCACCACGCTCAACCATCCACCTCTTCTTGGCGTGAGGGATCATCACGCCACAGTTCTCACAGCAGTAAGACGCTGTTGACGGATCGTCGTCAAACCAGCGGATGTTCGACCACCGCAAATACTGCATGTGATTGCAGTCTGGGCATGGGACGTAGTACCGCCTCATGTCCGACTGGTTGTACATCTTCTCGATCCGACTGAAGTCTTTGACCGTCGGAGTAGAGCCGGAAACGATCTTCCGGTTCCAGTAGTACTCAGTACGCCTGATGCCCAGCTTGATCTGGTCACCCTCAGATCCAGC